TGAACATATCATCTTGCGGGCCCATACCGGGCAGGGACGTAGGGTAATTGGACATTCTCTCCAACTTTACCTTACGAAGATAGTCATCAATCCTACCGAAACTGGAAAAGTAATCTACGAACACATTGGCGGCATAGAGCGCGTCTTGTTTGTCAAGTATCATCAGAAAAATCCCTCTAAGCTTCCTACTTCATCGTTTTTCAGTATCCACTGCAACTTATCAGTTATCACACGAAGGGGTTCAAGAAACGACTTCTCATACTGCTGGTTATAGTCAATTTTGGCCATAATATCAAGTTCCTTTGGAATTGTTGTGATGAAAGAAAATGCACTGGCCTGATAGATATTTGGTTCCTGCATATGAATAAACTTTACCTTATCACCCTCTTGGATATAGGGATACTTGTTACCCAGTTTGTTTTTCTCCACCAGATGGTTATATAGGATGGCTCCCTTGACATGGATAGGAGTCCCCTTCAAGAACAAACGGTCTGTACCACGAAACTTCTTCACACCATTACATGAACGGGGATAGGCAATATCTTCTGGTGGCAAGGCCATAAATTCCTCACGAAAATCTTGTATAAAGGTATTTAGCATCTCCTCATCACCGTCCATAATGATCTTGAGTGCTTCCTTCAACTTCTCACGGCACGGTGCAGGAGTACTGCTTTTAACCGCTTCGATGCCCATGACCTTGAGTTTGGGTTCCTTGTATCGCACACCTTCCATATCATACAGGTTTAGAATGTATCGCTTCTTGGCAGTCCATATTCCCTTGTCAGCGATGGCCTCACGTCCCATCTCCATCTTCTGGTCATATGCGTTGGTTACTTTGGCAAGAGCTTGATAAGACTCATCAATAAAAGGTTCCAACTTCTCTTTTGCAACCTTATCCAAGAAATTGACAATAGTGTTAGTGTCTGTTCCCTCTTTGAACACGCTATTAACAAGTTTGTCAAAAGTAATGTATACGCTATCTGTATCGCTTGCAATAACGTAGTCCATGTCCTTCGTTTCCAAGATTTTGTTAAGATAAATGTTGAGACTTTTTTCAATCCAACGAATAGACAATTGACCAGATGTAGTAATTGCAGTGGCAACCAACAGATCAAAATAACGAAACCAATTGTTCCCAATAGCACCATATGCACTGTTGAGAGAAATCTTCTTCGCCATTTGGATGTTGTTGTAGCGGGCAATGTCATTAAGTAGAAATTTCTCCCCAGTGTTTTCATACTCCTGCTGAGCGTCGAGCATCCGTCTTTTATATTTGACACGATCATTGTATATACCTTCCATTAATTGTGGCAGAAATCCACGAACATCCTTGCGAAAGAATGCACCATTTGGTGTCATACAATACTCAGTGTCATTGCTGACCTTGCCATCTAGTATTTTATCAACCATACCTTCTACAGGCTTGATACCGCCATTCACCAATGTCTCAGGTGAAATGTTGTATTGCATGATAAGGTGAGGATACAGCGAGTTCAAGTCAAATGACATGACCCAGTTGTGCATACCCACAAGTGGGTCTTTCACATAAGCACCTTCGAATTTCTCAACCTTCTTGTGATCTTTCTTCTGAGGAATCACGATGTTCCTCTCACGCAGATAATTATAGATGAGAATGTCCCAATACCGCACCGTTCCCAGCACATCAGTGAAGTTGACCTTTGCGTCATACGCCATCGTCAGCGTAAGCTCCATCAATTTCAACTTGTCTTCCAGATTATCAACAATCTCCACGTCTTGAATGTTGTATTCGATGAACGATTGATAGTCCTTGGTATACCACTCACGAAATGTCTCGTATGGATTACCGTCCTTACGTTCACCCAGTTCCACAGACGCAATGTGGTCCAGAGTGTATCGTTCCTGATTGGAGTATGTAAATTTACGATACAGGTCAAGATAATCAAGGGCAGCAATACCGTCAAGAGTATATGCCTGATGGTTACGTCCCATTTTATATACTTCACGGGCAAACACGTTCTTCCAAGGGGACAGACGTTTTGTCTCTTCCTCATCGAAGACGTTACGAATACGATTGACAAGATAGGGAATATCAAAAAACTCAGTGTTCCAGCCAGTCAAGATATCCGGCGTATTGTTCTCCCAGAATGATAGGAACTCCTTGAACAGATGCACTTCACTCTCGCACTGAATATATTCTACATCATTGCGAGTAGTTGTGAACTCTCCAATTCCCCAGACATTAATGAAACCCGTTTGAAAGTTCTTAATGGTGATGGACAGCATAGGTTCTGCTGCATCTTCTGGTTTAGGAAATCCGTTCTCACACTCTACCTCAATATCGATGGTGTACATAATCATCTGATTCAAGTCCCAATCAACGCGATCAGGATACTCATCAGCAATCCAGCAATAGGGATATTGTGTGTTACCAAAAACTAGGTTTTGATTTTCACTATTAGCAATCCACTGTTTGGCTTCCTTGATAGAGTCATGAGTTTTGGGAACAACACTTCGGCCGTCCAAAGTTTTGTAGCCAGTCTCCTCACGGGTCTGAGCTAAATCGAATAACGTGGGTTGATACTTGACTCTGCGAGTTATGCGTTCGCCATCTCTGACCTCACGGACAAGAATAGAGTTACCGTATTGTAACACGTTTGTGTAAAAATTCATATGAAGACTATATCACAGATTTCAAGATTTGGCAAGGGCATTTGATCCCTCTACGTCAAATACAAGGTTTATCTTGGGAATAGTACCGTTATTATGTGATTTGTGTGGTCTTTTGTTGTTGAACCACCATACCTCACCCTTGGAAAAGGTCTTTGTTACAGGTTGGGTCATGGACAGAACAGGGTATTCGTATAGTCTATCCTCTTCCTCATAATCTACTGTGTACTCAAATGATCCATCAATTATCACATGAAATCTTTCTTTTTTGTAGTAGAAAATCACTTTCCTGCCGGAAGATCGATCACCATATAACTTATACGGAGCATTCGGTCCAAATTTATCAGGTTGTGCATCTAGGTGAATACCTACACTAATGCCGGGTGGAGTGCGAAAATAGTGTGCTCTTGCGTATTTTCCTCCGTATGTGGTTGCAAACCATACCAGTGTTTTCATTGCTTCTGGATACATGAACATTAAGTTTGTAGGTCGAAATCCGGGCAAGCACAGGTCATCCAACGGTGTTTTCATCTCACATGGGCTGTATTCGATACTTTTGTCACCACCATTATATTTTTCTACATGGCGTATAAGAGTTTGAACTTCTGATCCTATCCACTGCTTTCCACGTCCGTATCCGGTCGAGCGCGTCCGACCTGCTGGTTCCCATACATTATGATCTATCTCATCAGCCATAGATTGTACTTCTATTTCTGTTATCTTTTTCATCATGAGAACTGCAACCTACCTGTCTCTAGCTGTTCTTCTATCTGGTCAGAGAGTATATCACCCATGAGGTCTACGAATGACTTGTTCTTAAATTCATCCCATTCTCTACCAGCATTATCCAGTATCTCGAATTCCCAGGCCAGTTTTGGGGGATCATTCAGTAGACTTATCTGTGGAACTCTCACAGAGGTATATCCCCATGCAACGTCCTTATATTCACCCTCTAGCATCACCACAGCGGGGTGGTCATACCCATCTTTTGTTATAAAGGCATATTGGTCCTCATTAATTCTTTTCATCGCCACACCCTCTCTAATACGTTGTATTCGTCTATTTTCTGTTCTTCATATCTATCTGGTGTGATCTTCCACCACACTATGCCGATTGATACTCTATTACCCTCGTATGGCGCAACCCTGTGCGTCATGAATGCATCAAAGTATACGAGTCGATTAGGAATGGGCTCAACTGGTACACCCATTGTCCAATCCACAGGTATACCCGGCCCACCGAATTCTAGATGCCCACCGCTGTCCGGTGACCTCATATAGTATATGAACGTGTGCTCAGGCAGGTTATTGATTGGATACTTGTCGTTATAGGACAATATATCGTTATGCCACACAGGGTCAACAGGACGCACGTTATACCATGCGGTTGCACCCAATGCGGGGTCAGATAGGTAATTGTA